CTCAGATCAAAATGAGTAAGTCGTACATCTCCTTATAAAACCTCGCATCGAGGCCTTGGCCTTGAGAACGTAAAATTAATAAGGACTTTTATAAGTATCGGCTCTAATAGAACCTCAACTATTAAGTCAAAATTAAATGTTACAATTCCACAAACATGCAAGACTCCGTGAGTATTAGATAATGAATCACCATATTCATTAAATAAGTCACAAGAATACTACATGTTTGTAGCTTCCGGATTAAATCAAGTTGAGATTGATAACTGTAAAGTTATCATAGATAAACTCAACGAAATTTGGAATAATAAACCTGGTTGGACACGTAAGTTAAGAATCAAAATACTTAAGTTTATAAATAAACAAGTAATTAATTTCTATCTTACTGGCCATATGGATGAATGACCTAAAGACTTACCTTGGATTAATCCAGATAAGAAAACTAGGTCTCCTCGTTGACTAAAATTAGCAACAAGTGCTAATAATGATCAACACCGTAGAGTTGTTTTATCAATACTCAATAGAGTAAAGATTCTAAGCGATTATACGGTCTTAGACTTAGACTCAATAGAAAAGCCAAATAGTCTCTTTACAGAGAAAATTTCGCTTCCTCTACTTTGTAGAAGAATAAGGAAGATCATCCCTAAGAGTTGAAAATGCAATAAGCTTGATCCTCCATCATACTTTGTTTCTATGAAACGTGGTAGATGAAAGAACCCTGCTACTGCGACTCTACCATTAGAAGATATATACTGAGAGAGTTGTGAGAAAAGAGTAAAACTCCTATCTCATTTAATTCTTTCAGGAAGGAATCCATCTTTATTAAATAAAGAAGGACCACTTGGTAATATATCTCTTTACCGAAGGTGAGTCGGCTCAAAAGTTATGGATGCTGATTGGTGAATACACTCAATCAACAAACATTCCAGAATAACCGACTCAATTAGACAAACTGAAGTTTCCATAAGGCTATCTCAGATAGCAGATTATGGAGGAAAGACAAGGATTGTTTCTATTGGTACTCAAACTATACAAATAGTTTTGAGAGAATACCATAGATATCTTATGAAGATCTTAAGGAGTATTCCTGAAGATTGTTCATGAGACCAATCTAAATCTTCTTCAGTTCTTAAGAGATGAACAAAGGAAGGTCGTGTTATCCACTCAATTGATTTGAGTAAGGCAACAGACAGATTCCCAAGTGTCATCCAATGAGTTTTACTTTCTGAATTATTCGATTGGATAAAACCAGTTGAAAATGAATTCAAAGAGTACGTCTTAAGACCTAAGGTAGTTTATAATTCCGTCAGCG